GCCGTGAAGCCTTGGAACTGGCTGGTCTGGATTGGCAGGTAGAGAGCCGTAATATCTATTCCGGCACGGGTGCTATGATCCCCGGCTATCGTGCCAATGTCCGCAGCACCGATGATGCTGTTCTGGGTGTGGTATCCGACCGCTACCGCATTGTGCAGAACGAAGAAGCGTTCCAGTTCACCGATGACCTGCTGGGTGAGGGCGTTACTTATGAAACTGCTGGCTCTTTGCAGGGCGGCAAGAAGGTCTGGATGCTGGCAAAGCTGCCGGAGAAGTACATTATCGCCGGAGACGAAGTGACCCCATATCTTGTGTTCTTCAACAGTCACGATGGCAGTTCTGGGGTCAAGGTTGCCATGACCCCGGTTCGTGTCGTCTGCCAGAACACCCTGAATCTAGCTTTGGGTACTGCAAAGCGCATCTGGACTGCCCGCCACACCGAAAATGTTCTGCTCCGGGTGCAAGACGCTCGTGAAACCTTGCAGCTTGCCAACGGTTACATGGCAGAACTGGGTAAAGGCATCCATGAGCTGACCACCATCAAGCTGTCTGACCGCAAGGTGCAGGAGTTCATCGATGAGTTTTTCCCTGTCACCGAAGACATGACCGATGGCCAGAGGAAGAACAACCTGCGCTTGCAGGAAGATCTGAAGGCTCGCTACTACAATGCACCCGATCTGGAGTGGGTCGGAAAGAACGGCTGGCGGTTCGTGAACGCTGTTTCCGACTTTGCCACCCATGCAGACCCCATCCGTAAAACTCGCAACTACAACGAAAACCTGTTCCTGCGCACCGCAGAGGGCAATCCCATGATCGACAAGGCTTACAAGATGGTGCTGGCAGCAGCATAAAGGAGGACGTATGAACGATGTGAGCAACCGGGCTGTCCGGGAATTTTCTGAGTTCCTGAACAGCATTGAAGCCGATTTTCCAAAGCCAACTTGTACCACGGCATACGAGATCACGATGAAAAGCACCATTGTCAGTGCTTTAATCACGCTGGACACCGAAAAGCAGATGGACGAGCGTTTCTGGAACCATCTCCGGGTGCAGCGGAACATTCTGGATTTCCTGTATACCCTGTGGCTGGATGATGACCGTACCTTGGTAGACGAGTTTTCCACCATTATCAAAGACTTGGTGGAATATGATTTTTCCATTGTAGAAGAACAGATGAAAGAGAGGTTGAGCATTGCATGAAAAGGCTTGTATCTACATTGAATTTACCCAAAGAAGATTGGCTCCGTTACCGTAAGTGCGGCATTGCCGGCACGGATGCCGGAGCTATCCTTGGCCTGAATCCCTACCGTTCTGCATTTCAGGTGTACCACGATAAAATCAGCGATACCATTGAAAATATCGACAACGAAGCCATGCGGCAGGGTCGTGATTTGGAGGATTATGTGGCGCAGCGCTTCACCGAAGCAACCGGTCTGAAAGTACGCCGCGCAAATGCCATTTACCAGAGCGATGAACATCCGCTGCTTCTGGCAGATTTTGACCGCCTGATCGTTGGACAGAAAGCAGGATTGGAATGCAAGACGGTTTCACCGTTCTCTGCGGATAAGTGGGCAGATGGTAAAATTCCTGTACACTACATGGCGCAGGTCAATCATTATCTGGCCGTCAGTGGTTTCGACTGCTGGTATATTGCTGCTCTGATTTTCGGAAAAGAGCTGGTAATTCATAAAATTATCAGTGATAAGGCTGTTTTGGATAACCTCATTGCCGAAGAAGAGCATTTTTGGAAGTACAATGTGATGCCTGAGATTGCGCCTACACCTACCGGAAGCGAGGAAGATACACAGCAAATCAACCAGATGTATTCTGACGATGATAAAAGCAAAACGGCTGATTTGAATGCAGTTCGTGACCTGCTGGACAAACGACAGTCTCTTTCTGACCAAATCGAACAGCTGGAGCAGGAAAAGACTGCTATTGAACAGCAAGTGAAGCTGGAAATGCAGGATGCCGCCTACGGTACAGCTCCCGGCTATAAGGTGTCGTGGGTGTCCTCTGAAAGTAAGCGTGTGGATTCCCAGCGGTTGAAGAAAGAACAGCCCGATATTTTCAACCAGTACAGCAAAAATGTTAGCAGTCGCAGATTTACTATCATTCATGCGGCATAATTGTATGGCGGCAGGGAGTAAATGCTCTGCCGCCTTTTTTCTCGGAGGTTATCTTATGGCTACGGAAAATCCGTTCGTAAAATTGTTTGCTATCGACTTCAAAGATCATCTGGAAGTCAAGAAGTCCGGCAATACAGAACTGAAATATGTGAGCTGGGCGTATGCCTGGGCAGAGGTGAAGAAACTGTACCATGCTGCCAGCTATGAGGTCAAGAAATTCAACGGCCTGCCCTATGTTTATGACCCCATTACCGGCTTCATGGTGTATACCTCGGTCACGATTGAGGGCGTTTCGCACGAAATGTGGCTGCCTGTACTGGATGGCGCAAACAAAGCTATGAAAGCTGCGCCTTATACCTACACCACCCCGAAATGGGACTACAATCCGCAGACCCGCCGCCGTGAGAAAGTCGGTATGGAAGAACGCACTGTAGAAGCCGCTTCCATGTTTGATGTAAACAAGGCCATCATGCGCTGTTTGGTAAAAAATTTGGCGATGTTTGGCCTTGGCCTGTATGTCTATGCCGGGGAGGATTTGCCGGAAGAGGCTGCACAGCAGCCAGATGCAGAATCCCAAAAGCAAACGAAGCCGAAATCCACCAGTCAGAAGCAGGAACAGCCGCCCATGCCCTGCATCTGTGTCCGCTGTAATCAGCCCATCAAACGAGTAAAGCTGAAAGATGGCTCTATTATGCAGGCGGCAGAGTTTGCGAATACCCATGAGGGAATGTGCGTTGACTGCTATAAAGCTACCCGACTTAATGTGGCATAAAGGAGAAATTTAAATGTCTTGCAATGCGATGACCGAACACTGTGAAGAAATCACTGTCTGCGGAAAGCCTGCATTATTCACTAACTTCCGCATCAAAAGAGATACCGTCCCGGATAGTCTGTATGTCTACGATGTGCGGCATGATGATGACTGCCGAGGAATTCCCTGTGAGATTGCACCATTTAATCATGGTCAATCACTGGGGAACGATTATTCTTGCAGAGCCGCTGGAGCTGCCCGATGACGGACGGCGGTATATCGACGAAGAGACGGACTGGAACTATGACCCATTTGGAGGAGCAGAGAAAAATCAAAAGCCTTGTGTGACGGTGGGAGAGTTTATGAATCAGTATCTGAACCGTTGATAAGAGCGAGCCGTGTCGTTCCTTATAAAGTTCAAAAGTTATCGCAGGTGACGGACGGCGCGAACCGTTCGTCAACGGAGACAATCTTTTGAACTTTATGAGGGATGACTAAGGCTCGCAGGAAAAAGTATTAAAAATGCCGTGGGTACAGAAAAGTATCAATCACAGCATGATGAAACCGATTTGCCTTAGCAAATCGGTGGAGCTAAAATGACGTTCGGCATTTTTGATACGGAAAGAAAATAGTTATGAGCGTTTATGGTTATTGCAGAATTTCCACTGCAAAGCAGAGCATTGACCGTCAGGTTCGTAATATCAGGGCTGAATACCCGACAGTTCACATTGTACAGGAAGCCTATACGGGAACTTCCATCTTAAGGCCAGAATGGAGCAAGTTGTATCGGATTCTGAAAGAGGGCGATACTGTGGTGTTCGATTCCGTCTCCCGAATGTCCAGAAATGCAGAAGAAGGATTTTCACTGTATGAGGATCTCTATCATAAGGGTATCCGGCTGGTATTCCTGAAAGAGCATCATATTGATACCAAAACGTACAAAAAGGCCCTGTCCGGCAGCATTGCCATGACAGGAACCAATGTGGATTTTATCTTAAAGGGCATCAATGAGTACCTGATGGCATTGGCAAAAGAGCAAATCAAACTAGCCTTTGAGCAATCTGAAAAAGAAGTGGCAGACCTGCACCAACGTACCCGTGAGGGCCTTGTGACGGCAAAGCTGAACGGAAAACAGGTTGGACGTAAAAAAGGCACTGGATTTGAAACCAAGAAGTCTAAAGCGGCCAAAGAGAAAATCCGCATCCATTGTAAGGCTTTTGGTGGTACATTGGACGATGTGGAGTGCATGAAGCTGACAGGGCTTGCCCGGAATACTTATTATAAGTATAAGCGGCAGATTCGGGCTGGATTGGCTGACGAGGGAAAAACTTAAGAAGGAAAAGTTGTTATGAAGAACGAAAAATGTGTAAAAGATGAATCCCGTAGCGAATTTACAAAAGAGGAACAAGAGGAATTTTTGAATTTGCTGGGTCGAATAACCCCAGAGCAGCGTGAAGCACTGAAAAAAGTTCTGAAGTCCTTTACTTAATGAAGAAGGATGCCGGGTGACACAATGGTTGCTCGACATCCTTCTTTTTTGTAAATGTGCGCATTATTCAGGTAAAAATGCTTGAATCAAATCCAAGATAGCAGTTCTTTGTGATGGAGAAAGTCTATCCCATGTGGTCAAAAGAGATTTCTGCTCTTCTGTTAGATGGTGAATGGCAGCGTCCTCTTCAAAAAACTGCGAGAGGGTGATGCCAAGGCCATGACAAATTTTTTCAATCGAGGTCACGTTGGGCTGAAGATTTCTTCTGCGCCATGTTGATAAGGTCGATTGCGTCAGGCCAGAGTTTTCGGCAAGGGTGTATTCAGACCATCCACGAGCTAACCGCTCCCGGTCAATTCTTCCCAGAATGTCAAAGTTCGGCTTCTCGCGTTCCATGTCATTGCCCTCCTTGGATAAATCGTAGTGCTACTTACGATTTTAAGTGTGGATGCCTTGACAGATAATTCTATAAATCGTATAATTTCAACAAGATAAATCGTAATATGAGGCGGTTCATTTGTCTTGCTTGATAATTGAAACCAATGAAAAGCTTCATGCGATTTAAGGTCGTAAAGAAAAGATGAAAGGAAAAGTCAAATGAAAAAGAGAATTGCGTCAATGCTGGCAGCAACGGTGATGCTGCTTAGCGTAATAGCTTTGCCTGCTTCAGCTCAAACAGATTGGCTTGGAAACTCTGATTTGACAACTGCAAAGGTGCGTGAGATTGCAGACGCTGACACATTGACAGAAAGTCAAATTGCAGAAATCAATAATCACTACTAATGCATATCCACTGTCAAAAGTGTGGAACTTCTATACGAGTGATTGGTCATAAAATATTGAAGAATATGTGAGCGTCTGCGAAATCTTCTTTACAGACTTTCTGCTTGGGAAATTTGATCTCATAAAAACGAAAGTTGGCACAGGTCAAGCTGGCGTATAGCGCTTCCGGCGGCAATGGTAGGCCAAATTTCTTGGACGGATAAGAATGGAAAAGGCGATTGGCACTTTGACTTGGCATATATACAAAACAATCGAAAGGTAAGAGAGGCGGCAATATGGTGAATAAAGTTAAAAGAATACTCCAGTGGTTTATTGGCGGATGCTATATATTAAGTGGACTAGCGTATATTGGAGAGTATACGATGCCCGCCATTATCCTTATTATATTGGGCGGCGTGATAATTCTTCCGCCAATTACGAAGAGGATTCCGGCATTTAAGTTTAAGAAAATTGCACTGATACTATTATCTTCTATTGTAATGATAGCGGGTATTCAGCTTGGAGAAACTAATCTTTCACCAGAAGTATTAGCGAAAAGAAAAGCAGAATCAGAGGCTGCGGCGGCCTCTCAAGCTACCTTAGAAGCTCAGGAAGCCGCTGAGAGCGCATCTCGTGCAGCGGAAGAAGAAGCGGCATCCAAAGCAGCTCAAGAAAAAGCGGAATCTGAAGCAGCAGTTGCTACTGAAAATGAAATTGCTTCGATGAAAGCTATGATTCTTAAAGACTGCAATTTGAGCGATATTCCTCGTGATGATAAGAACCAAATGGCAAATGCAGATGAGAAAAATTTCTATGCTGCATGGAAAGAAGCTGCAGCAGAAAAAATTGCCGAAAAAAATCAAGGAAATAATGCGGAGGACCTTGTTCGCATAACATTCGAGCAGATGGTCGACTTTTATAAGAAAATTTATCCAGATAGTACACTGATTAACACTGAAAAAGGGATTCTTGAGAGTATTGACAGTGCAAGGAGCGAAATGGAAGAAGCAAAGACGAGTGACCTCGGTTACTCCGTTGAAGATGCTGAGCTGTATGAGGGTAAATTCTACATCTATAAGAGAATGGAAACCCATTATGATGATACGTTGCTTGGAAGCCTTCAGAAAGAGTTGGAATCCTTTAATACGAGCAAGGCGATTGAATGGCTTGCCTATGATGTGGATTATTTGATGGGCGAAGCTTATCCGGGTGAAACGGCCTATGTTTTGATTACGGAAGATGAATATACTTTCTCGAAGCAGGGAGCGTATAAATTAACTTATGTTGATACTGGAAAGACAACAGAGCTTGTTAACGACCAGGGATTCCGCTGGGAGGCATCGGTCTATTTTGTTGTAGATGAGGATACATACAATGAAAACCTTCAGAAGATGTTCAGGGCAGAGCAAGCTTTGTACGACACTTACGAGCGTATTCTAAACAATTTTGGACTTGCAGAGTGATAATTATAAAATAAGAGGAAAATGGTATGCTTATAGTTATTATTGCGATTCTTTTCATCGTTTGGGTAGTTCATGATTTTAAGAAAGCAGGGGCTGAAATCACGAATGAGCACAGCATTAGACAGTATCTTGACTATCTTGTGAGAAACAAGGGGTGGACTAAGAGCAGCGGACTTATTCCGATTTACACATCTCCCTGTGGCAAGAAAGGCTGCTATGCGGATTGGGAAATGCAGATTTATGACTGCCATCATAAGAAAAAACTGACAACCGCAGAAATCGCTGCATTTTTTGAGCAATTCCAATAATTTACATTGGAAGAGGCTTGGAGATACAAAGAAGAGCAGGATAATTCGGGTAGCACAGTAAGCTGTAAAAAGACCTCCGCTTTCGTTTGCGATAGAGAACGGAGGTCTTTTACTTTCAGAAAAATGCCTATAAATTAATTATAAGAATGAAATTCTCTTAAATGCTGGAATAAAAACAGAAAATGAGCTATAATAATAACAGAAAGGAGCTGAAAGAATGCTTTGCCAATTTTCTTTTCAGAATTTTAAGTCTTATAAGGATGAAACGACATTTGATTTCCGTGCAATGGCAATTCCGGAGTTTCAGGATGCCTTGATTCGGCAGGAGAAAGCGGAAGATTTGCTTCCGGTCAGCGCGGTCTATGGCCCTAATGGTGGCGGTAAGACAAATCTGCTTCAGGCATTCTTTTGCCTGATTAACCTTGTCGTAAAGCCAATCCATGCGCTGGAGAAGAATCGACAGCCTATGATCTTCCAGCAGGGCAGCAGTGTGGCTCCTTTTATGCTGGATGAAAACTCTGTAAATGATCCTACGATTTTTCAGGTGTTTTTCCGTGTAGGCGAGAAGGAATACCAGTATTACATTGCGCTCAAGGAAGAAATTGTCTTTGAGTCTCTTCTGTGGCGTACACTTGGTGGTAAGAAGACAGGACTGATTTTTGAACGAGACGGCCAGAAGATTGAATTGGGTGCAAGTATCAATAAGGCAAGCATCAACTTGGACGTCAACCCGAAGATGCCGTATCTTTCTTTTTTGGCAATCAACTACAATATCCCTGTGATTGCAGAAGTGCAGAATTGGTTTGAATCCTGTATTACACAGAGCTACGCAAACCCCAGAGCAGAAAACATTGTGCTGGTGTCCAAGAGTGAGACGACTAAGGAAAGCCTGATTCATGCACTGAATGATGTGGGTATTGATTTGTCCGGTTATCGCTATGATGAAGATAGCAAGCACCTGTTCACGCAAAGAACGATCAACGGCAAGGTCTACGAGCTCCCCTTTGAAGCAGAGTCGGATGGAACCAAGAAAATGATTGCAGCCTTGCCGGTTCTGATGGTAGCATTGCAGGAAGGCCGCACAGTGGTTGTGGACGAGCTGGATGCCAAGCTGCATCCGAAGCTGCTCCGGTATGTGATTCAGATGTTCAAGAACCAAGAACTGAACAAGAAGGGCGCACAACTGTTATTCAGTTCTCACGACCTGACTACGATGAAAAACACTGTTTTCCGCCGTGATGAAATTTGGTTTGCCGCAATGAATGACAATCATGAGAGCGAGATTTATTCGCTTTATGAATTCCGGCAGGAGGACAATACTCGCGTCAAGAGCACAGCGGCCTTTGATAAGCAATATCTGGAAGGCCGATATGGTGCAGACCAAGTATGTTGCTTATGAATGGATGAAAACTGCTGAAAATTTCTAGGATTATTGCCACAGCTCCTTTTATTTCACTAGAAAATCAGCTATAATAAGACTCAAGACAGAATGAAATTCTGAAAATCGCATGTTGGAGAGGAACGTTACTTATGAAAATCAAGACACTTACATTAGAGAATTTTATGATTTTTGATTCGATTGACGTGGAGTGGTCTCCGAACATCAATGTGATTTTAGGTGAAAATAGTACCGGAAAAACTACTTTGCTAAAAGCTATGTATTCGCTTGTAAAGCCATACGGACGTAGCGATTTCTTGAAATGCACACAGATGCAGCAAGAGGATATGATCGTTGGTAAAATGGTGGGGGTTTTTCGTCCGGACGAAAAAAAGATTGGACGAATGTCTAGTCGCAGACGTGGTGCGCCAAAGAATACCAAAATGAAGGTTTGTACCGCAGAGGGGGATATCATAGAGGTTTCTTTTGGGAGCCGCAGAGAAAACCATGCGGATGTCTCAGTGCGGCATTCAGAAAAAAGTAAACTATGTGATCCTGTATATCTTCCGCCCAAGGAGATGATTTCGGCAACAGAACATTTCCAGAGTTTGTATGAAGAGTATCATATTGACTTTGAAGAAATGTATTACGACCTCACGAAGCTACTGGATAAGCCGCTGAAAAAGGGAGCGTATACCAGCGATCAGAATGAAGTCCTTTCAAAATTTGAAGATAGCATAAAGGGAAAAATTGTCCAAAAAGATAAAAAATTCTATCTGAATGTAGAGGGCGAGGGCTCATTTGAAATGGGGCTTGTGTCCGAAGGCTATAAAAAGTTGGCAACAGTTGTCTATCTAATTCAGTCGGGAAGCCTTGGAAAAGGATCTGTACTGTTCTGGGATGAACCAGAAACGAATATGAATCCCAAAATGGTAGAGCCGATAGCGCAAGCATTAGGAGCGCTTGCAAGAGCAGGAGTACAAGTCTTTGTTACGACACATGACTATTTTACTATGCAAAGTTTTAATCTGATGGCAAAATATCCACAGGGCAAGCCTATAGAGGTACAGTTTGTTTCACTGTATCACGCAGAAAATGGAAAAATTGCGATGGAAATTGGAAAAGAACTGGCTGACCTTGACCATAATTCGATTATGGAGGAATTTGACGAGCTGTATAATCGGGAACAGGATTTAATTTATGGTACTAACTGAAGGAGAACTGCAATTTACGTTTCCGGGAGAAAGGGCTATCAAGTTTGATGATACCGAATTTTATAGGAAACGGTTCAATAAACTGACAGGCGCAAAAGGCGTGGACTTTATCTGTGATACGGACAATTTTTTGATATTACTTGAGGTAAAGGATTGCCTTGGCAATGAAGCGGAAAATGGTTGGAGAATAGCAATAGATAATATAAAAGTAGACACTTCGCCAACGCCAGTCGATACGGAAGGCAGAGAAAGTTTTGATAATGAAGTGGCGCATAAGGTGGCTATGACGATCTCCTGTCTGCTTGGTGCGCAGACTTTCGGTGAAAATCGTCCATTCCAGCAGGGAGAATTGATTCCGTATGCAAAGGCATTGGAAAATGAAAAAGTTGCACAGCGAAACAAGACCATTTTTGTTATTCTGCTGCTGGAGGGGGACTTCCAATCTGGTACTCGAACCAAGAAAATGAACATGGACAGAATCCAACTCAGCATTGAAAAGAAGTTAAAATGGCTGAATTGCAAGGTCTCGGTCGTAGACGCTGGTACATACAGGAGCGACCTCTTTGAAGTAGAGCGTATAACCTGAAAAGACACTTTATTGTATTAGGTGTGCCGGAATTCTACTTGCAGGAAGAAAATTTGGAGAAAATCATTGCAGGAATGGAGTAATGCGAACTGAAAAATCATGAATGATGTAC